AATCAAATACAGATGGCATATTGTTCATCTGTTTCTTAACCGTTCCAACCACATTTCTTGCTGCATCAAGGGCAAAACGTTTTCCTTTATCCATTCCCACGCCAACACCCTCTGGAACCGCACTACCTATTGGAATCATGACCTTACTCGGACTGTTTATTTCAAGCGCTCTGGAGATAGTCTTTTTAATATCGCTTGCAATTCCAGCAGCCTTACTAAATAGACCTCCTGAGGCATCATCAATCCCCTTTCCAAGCCCTTCAAGGATGCTTTTACCGATGGAATAAAGATTAATCGTACTGAAGAATTTCTCAACTGTGTTCCACTTATCTTCAATACCACTTTTTATTTCTAACATTTTGTCTGTAACTGCTTTTTTCTTTTCTTCAAATTTTCTTGCAACCGTATTTTTTATTTCTTCTACCGTATTACTGGCCGAAGTTTTTGTTTCTTCCCACCATTTCGTTACACCTGACCATGTTTCTTGCATCTTTCGAACAACATCATCTTTCATAACTTGGTACTTCGATTTTATTTCACCAGTTTCCCAGTCTACTTGATTTGCATGTTCACCAGCCTGCGACTTCGCTTCACTTACAATTTCTTTATGCTTATCTTTCGCTGTAGAAACTGTGCTTTCATATTGACGATTCGCTTCCACTATAGCTGCATCCGCTTCTTCTTTATTCAGGGTCCCTGACTCATCTCGTAAACGTATCGCATACGCAACTTTGTCATCACGCGTTTTCTTCGCGTCTTCAATTACTTTATCTCTTGCTTTGGCACTATTTTCAACGACTTCAACAGCTTGTCTAGCTGTAATTTCACTTGCTTGTACCCTCATGTTTTCATAAATAACTTTTTGCTCCATCTGATTTGCCGACATGTGTTGGATAGCTGTCCTATCCATTTCATCTTGTAAAGCTTGTAAAGAAATTCTTTCGGATGTAGTCAATTCACGTTTTTCATTCGTAGCTGTTTGAATAATTTCCTTGATTTTATTTTCTTTTTCCTGCGTTTTTAATTTTTCTTGGTCATAATGCTGGTGCATTTGTTCGATTCGTTTATTTTCTTCCTCAGACGTTAAAACATAGGAATCAGCAAAGAACTTTTTAAGTCCTTCCACTTCTTTCTGTTGTCTGGCATTTGTTTTTTCTATAATCGTGTTGCCTAACTTTTCATATTGACCGATTAGCTTTTGTGATTGTTCTTCCGTTATCACTTCATGATTTAATCTAATCTCCGTTAGCTTTTGTCTAATACCATCAGATAATTTGAAATACTCACCAAGCACTTTCTTTGTAGAGGAACTTACTTTTCCTTCTGTATTCGTAGTAAAACGATCTACTGAAGCGATACTATCCTCAGTTGCTTTTTGATATGCCTTATAGGCAACAACGCCAGTTCCAATCAACGCTGCCGCTACTAAACCGACTGGTCCAAGTAATAAACCTATTGTACTTCCTAAAAATCCAACTGCACCTGCTGCAACTCCAGCAATCCCACCAACCGATGCGAATGCAAGAGATAGAGAGCCGATTCCCGAAGCAATCATTCCAAATGCTGCTAAAACAACACCTATCGCTGTAGCCACAGCTGTTAAAGCAAGAACAATACCACCTGTAATTGCAATTGCCTTTTGCACCGGACTAGGTAAAGCATTGAATCCGTCCACAAGTTTCTGTAATCCTGCAACAAAAACGCTAACTACAGGGGCAAGCGCATCACCAATTGTCTTTTTCATTGTGTCGAAGGCTCCACTCAATTGTTCCATACGACCTTTCAAAGTATTCATTTTTGTATTAGCTGTCTCTAAAGCCGTTACTTTAGACATCTCACTATACATTTTACTTACACCTTGTGAGCCTTCATTAAACAGAATCGTTGCACCACGAACTGCGTCTGAACCGAATAACGTTTCTAAAGCCATACTGCGTTGTTGGTCCGTTAAACTTTTCATGGATTCTTTAAGAGTTCCAGATATATTTTCTAAACTTTGTATTTTCCCTTGTTGATCGTAAAATTTTGATGATAAGAAAGCGGAACTTGTAGCTAATTCTCGGAATGTAGTATCGCATGTATCATTCCATTTTGTAACGCCTTCCGTTTTCATTACATATTTTTCTAGCGCTGTTTCGATATCTCCTACACTTCTAGAAGCTGGCGTAATACCATTTTGTACTAAGAAATCAAATCCAGCCTGTGCATTATAAGTAATAAGACCCAAATCTGCCATTTTGTTATACGCTTCTTTAGTTGTCGGGTTTAACCTCATAAGCATTGTTTTTAGGGACGTACCTGCATCAGAACCTTTTAAACCATTTTGAGCAAATACCGCTAAAGCTGTTGCTGTATCTTTAAACGTCATACCTGCTCCCGCTGCAACTGCGGCGGAAGCTGATAAGCCATACTTTAATTCATGTACATCCGTGGCTGAAGCGTTGGCGGCACCAGCAAGTAAGTTAGCGGCATCTGTAACACTTAAACCATCCTTTTTAAATGCATTCAAAGCTGTGGAGGCAATTTCCGCCGCTTCTCCTAACTCTAATTCTCCAGCTGCTGCTAAATTAAGAGCGCCTTCTAATCCGCCATTGATAATGTCCTTTAAACTAACGCCCGCTTTTATTAATTCTTCAATCCCTTTTCCGGCTTCTACAGAAGAATATTTTGTTTCTTCTCCATATTTAACAGCTAATTCGGAGAGTTTACTCATTTCTTGTCCTGTCGCACCAGATACCGCTTTTATGTTAGCCATCTGTTGTTCAAAATTCATGGATTCTTCCACAGCTGATTTTAAGCCACGACCAATTGCATACGTCATACCACCAAATACCATGCCAATCTGCATACCAGCATTTTGCAAATGATTCCCTAATGTCTCCATGCGATTCCCAAAATTCAATAGACGATTGCCTTGCTGTTCTAACTCACGATTTGCCTGTTGTAACCCAGTTTCAAATCGATTCAGTTCAGCTGTTGCTCGGTGGATTTGTTCTGCATAGTATTGTGCCGATAGACTTGCTTCTCCTTCTTCTGCTTTGGCTCGATTATATGCTAATTGAAGTTCCCTAATCTTTTCTTTCTGTTTATCTACCATACGAGATAAAACATCTACTTTCGCTCGCGTTTGTTCCGTTGCATGAGAAAAAGCGCCCATACCTGTTGTAATAGACTGAAATTCAGCCTGTAGGGATTTTAAAGAGCTATTTAGCTTATCCATCCCTTTTTGCTCAGCCTGCTTATTGACTTGTTTTAATTCATTTTCAAAACGATTTAAATCAGCGACTGCCTTATTGATCTGTGAAGCATATCGCTGGGTTGCTGCATCATTCTCACCTAATTTCGCCTTATTTTGATCATAGGCTTGTCGTAATGCTTTCACTTTCTCTTTTTGTGCGTCAATAAGCCTACTTAGTGTATCCATTTTCGCTTGTGTTTGTTGACTCGCACTAGCGAAACCACCCATACCTGTACTTACGGATTTCAATTCACTCTGTAATGTCCTTACCGCTCGTCCTGAATTCGCTATACCTTGACGAAAATTTATATTATCAAGGGACAGCCTAACCACTAAATTGTTCATTTCATTTGCCAATGTCTCACCCCCTCGTTAGATAATGTTTTCTGCCGGAACTTCAATTTCATTCGAATTCTTATCTTCAACATTTGAATGATCTTGTTCACGTTGCTTTCGATTTAGCCGTAAATAATGCCAAATATCCATTTCATTATCGATATGATGATGTTTATATCCTTGACGTAATAAAGAGAGGTAGAGCTCGTCCATAAACTCACTGAACGTCAGCCCTCCTCCCTCTACGCGTTTGGGTTTTCTTCTTCTCCCGTTCCTGGTGTACCACCAGCGGCTTCCACCGTTTCATTAATGATTGCGTTAATGACCTCTGTGGTGGTCGATAAGAACTTACGAGCATCTACACCATCCCAATATTGATCTAATGTAAATTGTTCACCGTAAACCTTTACGACATATTGAACCATTTTATCCATGTCCTCCGGACCCGGATTGTTTGGAATATCCGCAAGCTCAGGCGCCTGACGTATGAGCCGAGCTGGGATAAATATTGGCATATTGAAAATTTGTTGTTCTCCATCGATTCGTAAAGATAATTTCATCGGTTCGTCCTCCTGTTAAAAAAATAGAGAGAGTCTCCCTCTATTTCGTTTATTTTGGTGATGGCGTTACTGCCTTTTCATATACTTTCTTAAACCAATTATCGCCTACAGCTTTTGTAAAGGTAGGCTCATCGGCATCCGCTGTAAATTTTGGTCTATCATCAAAGTCACGCTCAATAAATGAACCTTTCAGTTTCGTTGTTTGGAAGTTCGCTTTCTCTTTCTTCGTTTCGCCTTCTTCTTCCTCTTGTGAAAGTTTTCCTTTCAGTAACCAAACATATCTATATTTTCCGTTCACCTTTAAAAAGCGCCATCCGATTGCTAGATATGGCTTTTCACCTTCGCGTCTTTCGTCTAATACGCCGTCTTTCACTTCTGGATACCCTTCAATGTCTGCTTTCGTTGATAACGAAATGCTACGAAGTTCGATTTCCACTTCTATTTCCCCATCAGATTCCGCTATTTCAGACTTTTTATTATCACTCCACATAATTTCTGAAGATACCTTTTTTGACGTTTTAACCTTAACAGCGCCTTCCATTACCTTTACTGTATCGTAAGTAACACCTGTCGCATCATCCTTCAATACTTTAGCGTAAACAAGGTTATCTACACCGACAGTTGAACTAATTTTAATCACTTCTCCAGCCATTTATAACTCCACTCCTTTCGCGAATCGCATCGCGTAATGAAAAATTTGTGTATCCTCTTCATATAAGTCCGCAACCGCATAACGCGAGAAACCCATACTTTTCATGACTTCATTCACTTTTTGATGAATGACTGTTGTACTACCCTTTGACCAAATATCGATTTGAACTGTGATTTCACTTTCAATTTCCTCATTATCCGCAAACCCCTCTGGCCTATTGTCTAATTCGAAGAATGTAATGCGTGGAAACTCTTCCGCATGTTTGCCTTTACGATAATACACACGGTTTCCACCTAATAAAGAAACAAGCTCCTGATTATTTTCAAGAGCTTGTACAATTTCAGGGCGTACATTTATCATACATTCAACCTCATTTCGTTCTTCAAGATGTCTGTCATCGCACGAATTGCGGCTTCTTTTGAAGAATGAAATCCTGGTTCTATAAATGGCTCGGCTGGCATTTTAGACGTTCCCCATTCTACGAACTTCCCATAGAAATAGGGAGAACGATCCGCTTTGTCTATTCCAATCTTGATCGTTTTTATGCCGCCTTCCATTTTTGCTTTTGTAACACGGATATTATCAGACAAATGTTGTCCTGTACGCCACGGTTCGCTTTTTGTTGCTTTTTTAGGACTACCACTTCTTGGAGCTATTTCAGAAATAGCTTTTCGAATCGGTTCGCCACCTGCGGCAAGAACTCTATCTTCTATCTTCTATCTTTTCTCCGCGTAATCCCATTTGCTCTAACTCAGAAATTAAACGATCAAACCCTAAAAAATCAACACCATTATCCATTCATTCCACCACGCTTCCACATGATTGATAACGTGTGTGTTTCAGTTGGGATAACTGAAACAATGTCATACATCGTATTCTTATACTTAATCTTCATATCAGCATTCACATCAGCGCGATATCGTATTTCTGTTTCACCCTGGACTTCGCTGTTAGCTGCGGCTGCTTCAAAATACTTTCTTCCTTTTAAAAACATAAAAGAGCCCCATACAGTAAAAGAATCTTTATAACCATCTATTGGATCGCCATCTGGGCCCTTGGCGTCAGCATCTTTTACCTGGAACATAAGACGTTTATCTAATTTACCTGGCTTCATGTGGTATCACCCTCGCAATATTGCAATTGAATTAATATTGATTGCAAACTAAATGCTAGTTGTTCAGCTTTTCCAACCGCTTCACGATTTTCATGCCAA